TTGGAACCCCCCTTTTTCCAGGGGGGCGCGTCTTTATATTAGTTGGACAATATATTATATTGGAACCCCCCTTTTTCCAGGGGGGCGCGTCTTTATATTAGTTGGACAATATATTATATTGGAAACCCCTCCCCTCAAAACCCTGGGGTTAAACCCCATCGAAGACCCCCCGCAAAACCCCCGATCTCATTCCATCCACAACTCCCTCATCCACATTGCGCGTGACCTGACCATCATGCGACCTATATAACAATAAATTCTCTTGGATATTATACAAAACCCCGTGTTTTTTTATCAATCTCAACTCCAAATCATAGTCCTCTAGAGAACCTACACCGACATCATATTTACCTACCGAAACCACAGCATCTTTATAATAACATAGCGTGGGATGGTTCATAATCCAAGACGGTATGCCACCATGCTCGCGATATACTTCACAAAGCCGCGACCATTGTATACATTGGGGATGTTCCGTGGTAGTCAAAATCTGCTTACTAGGCCCTTCGTTACCCCGTCCCTTGCCAAGCCCTTCGTTATAACTTCCATTGACACTTTCATTGACACTTCCGTTACCACTTACAAAAACACTCATATTCGCGCCACAGCAAACACAGTCTTTCGTATTCCGCATAAATTCCATCTGAGTCTTCAGTCGGTTAGGCACCATAATATCATCCGAATCCATACGAAATATAAGGTCGCAACTACAGAGGTCAATTCCCCGATTCAATGCCGCGGCGACGCCCGAATTCACAGCCAACCGTTCGTAGACTACCTTACAAAACCGACTACTCTCCATGAACGCGGCCAATTCCTCCTCCAATTCCTCCGTCCTCTCGTCGGTCGAGCCATCATTTACCCACACCACCTCTATGCCAAAGACCCCATTCTGTGACCTTATGGAATCCAAACACTCGCGAATAAAAAGCCGCTCGGTATTATACGAACAAATCAATACAGAAACCCATAAAGCAGGCTCTCTCAATATCGCCGGCAATTCCATATCATTCATCGTGGAATAACTATCGTTCGTCGCGCCCCAGGCCTGATAGGCATATACTTTTTTATGGCCCAGATACGTATTGCCTGTAAAATGGATGGGTAAAAAACAGTGGCTGGGATAGACGGAAAAGTTGGGGTAATTACCGGTATCGAGAAAACGGGTGAGCAAACCCGGTCCCACAGCACCCCAGGCTTTGACTGTGGAAATTATAGGAAGGGATTCGGGAGAGTTTATCCATGCGATAATATCGCGACATAAGGGGTGGCCGGGGACGAACCCCATGGTCCCAGTGGCGACTAATCCGCGGCGGATGCTTTCGTTTTCAAAGGTGGCGAAAGCGGTCTTGTTAGCGAAGTATGATGTCTTCCGGTTACCATTTATCGTGTTGGGATTTCTCTGGATTTCCTTAGACTCATTTTGAGTCAAACCGCAAGGAATCGGCGCATCCGATTCTGGGACAGGCTCTGACTCAAATGGATGGATACATATAGAATCTGCGTCAACAAAATACCCACCAAACTTATATAAAATCTCCCACCGCATAATATCGGCTTTACCGTTTAGTTCGTCCATGAAGTCGATGACAGGTTGGCTCACGAAGACAAGGCCACGACGTTGTATCTCGGCTTCCGTCCAAATGATGTATTCGAAATGGGGATGCTTTGCTTTCCAGGTGGCCATCATGGAATGGGGGGCAGGATGGGGACCTATCCAAAGCTGATGGAGGATTTTGGGAATAGAACGACTAATTACTACTTCAGAATCCCTTGCTTGAATTGGGGAAATAGACATTATCTAGTTAGATTGACTAATTAGATAATGATGTGTTTATGTTTTTTTCAGTGTAATCCTACCAAAGAGAAGGAGGGTTCGCAAGGGAACCTAGGTTCCCTGCTCACCTTAGTTTGAACGTAACCCCCACATCTTCACTATTCTCCCAAACGCCCGATATCTTAATAATGTAATCAGAAGGCGCCGCGTCCTTCGCTACTTGTGTGTTCGGCGCGGCATAATAATCCGGTGTAATCTTCACTATACCCGAATAAAGCTGCTTGGCCAAATTATTCGAAATCCGCTTATTACACTTATGCGTCTTTTTATATAATTCCAAGATGTGTAGTTCGAGCATAGATAACGTTTGGATAAATTCGAGATTTTTGGGATGATACGGATGGAAATGCACACACTGTTTATTCATTATATTATCTATTTTCAGGTCTTTCATAGAAAAGTGTAAATATATACCGTTCATGGTAAAATGCTCATTGGAATAGATGAGTTTTGTAAAATACCCGTCCATGATTATATTCCGCTTTTGCTCTAAAAAGTATATGTTTTGGTGTAATACGTCATCGATATCAAATATAATATTCATGTTAGGCTAAAAACGACATATGTATTTATCTCGTTTTTTCATAGATGTTTCTTTTTATGCGGCTCTAAGGAGTGGAGGAAGACCCAGTAGAAGAGGAAGGAGAGGAAGTAGAAGAGGAAGTAGAAGAGGAAGACCCAGTAGAAGAGGAAGACCCAGTAGAAGAAGAAGGAGAGGAAGTAGAAGAGGAAGTAGAAGAGGAAGGAGAGGAAGAGGAAGAGGAGGAGTCCTTAGGTCCTGTCTTTTTATTAATTTCTTCGATTTGTTTTTTGGCAGAATCAATCTGGCTATTCAACTCATTGATTTTTTTCATATCATCTTCGGATAACTTATTTTCCATCCCTTCTAAACCTTTAGTAGCTTTTACCCATAACGAATAGACGATACAAAATGAAAAGAATACAAGGAGCCCCCATAATAATAGAACATTCGTATTTTGGGGGAGTTTGAACTTGAGAGGAAATTTCATTGTATACTATATATATTATCGAAGATTAAATACGAATGCCCGGAATCCCTTATTTTCCATGGAAGGGAAAGACGTTTGTCCAGATTTCGTCGTCTATAAGAAAAAATAACTCAAGCCCTAATTCTAGTGAAAACAATATGTTTCGCGCACAGCCCCTTAAAATATACCGTCGCGAAATCGCCTCCACCACTGATTTAAAAAACCAAACTTGTAATGAACGCATATCGCAAAGTATAGACCAGTATGATATGCCCAATGGGTCTATTCAAGGAACGGGCCAAGGAACGGACCAAGGAACGAGTCAAGGAATACAAGGAATACAAGGAACTAAAGATATCCATTTAACGACGAATACTACGGAACGACCCGGCTTATGTACCAACGCGGTTGCGTGCGCAGAAACCAACGCTCGCCGTCGTGTCCGTAGCAGCGGTATGATTAAACGCCAATACAACCCCGATAAAAACAACGATACCTATAGCACATCCACCGCCCAATATTTGGTCAGCCGTAACCGCACCTTCCAACAGAATCAATATAACTTTATCCGCGTCGGGGATTCGTCGGCCAAGCCCGGCGATACGTTATCCGTTTCGAATATCTATAGCGCCAACGGTATCAACCACTGCCCCAAGTATTTCATCGGCGCCGACGTAAGCTTCCAATATAATTGGCTCGATAACCAAGCATATACTGTCGACGTATCCGCGGGTTACTATGATATCGACACACTCAATTCGGTAATGAAAGAGAAAATGTTATTGAATAGTCACTATTTCATCAATAAGTTTAATAATACGAATGTCTATCTCCTCAATGTCACTTATAATAATAACATAAATGGAATCGAGCTCCAGACGTTTGTTGCCAATAATACGATATTTAATAGCGCGAATTATACGACGCCTATCGATGCGAGTAGCCAAGCGTGGATTAATTCGAATACGACCTTATCGACGGCATACCATATCAACGCAAACCCCCTATTCCAAAACGCCATTGGTTTTAGGGAAGGCAATTATCCCGCGTCCAAAACCAACGTAAACACCACGCTCTCGTTTACGTCCAATTTTACCCCGGGAATCAAACCCCAATATGTTCCTATTTACTATAAACCAAATAACCCGCAGTTTGCCCAGCAGGGCGGTGTAACGGCGAGCTCACTAATAGCCCGACAAAAATATAATGCCATTACGAACTCGACCGCGATTTATTATAAGGCATATGGTAGGTCGGTAGCGAACGCGCTTGCTTATGGTGTGTCGGACGCCGGATATACGATGAAGGATAAAATAGGATATCCTTTGACGAAGACGCCGGTGTTTTCGAAAAAGGGAGAACTTTTAAACAGTGTTTGTAAGTAGGGGGTATGCTTTTTTTGCCACGCAAAAAGTGCTGTCCCTACGTTCGCTTCACTAGAAAAGCATTTTTCATATGGTAGTTGTATTATATGAAAAATATCAGTAAGAGGAGGTCCTTCTTTGTCGTTTTATCGTTTTATTCTTTTTCGTTCTTTTTGTTTTCTTTGTTTTCTTTTGCCCATTCTTTTGCCCATTCTTTGGCCCATTCTTTGGTCCATTCTTTGGTCCATTCTTTTGTCCATTCTTTTGTCCATTCTTTTGTCCATTCTTTTGTCCATTCTTTTGCCAATTCTTTTGCCCATTCTTTGTGCCTCCACTTTTGCCCATTCTTTTGTCCTTCAACTCTTGTATTTTATCAAACACTAACCGTTTTTCCTCTTCACTCAAACCTTCAACCATTATATCATCGGGCGTTTCTATAATGTCATATTCATCTTCGTCTATTATGCCCAATATCCTATCTATATCGAAAGGCGGTTTATCGGACGATGGTGTAGAAACATACCAACATTCATATTCGCCATTATTATTATCGACAAATCCCTCATTCTTTAATGTCGAATCTGTATAAAACGTCCCACCGCCTAAAAAGATGTATTCTTCTTCTTCATTATAATCGCCAATTTCACGAGCCAACCATTTATTCACATCTATAACAGGAACATCGACCAAATGAATAGTAAACACACAGCAATCACCAGACGAAAACTCTTCTTTCGCTACTTTTTTAGATTTGGTTGCCGAATACCAATTACTATTATATCTGATTTCGCTGTTGCCTATGTGACCTCTATAAACAACTAACGAAACCGGCGGTTGCGCTTGACAAAATTTCTTTATTCTTCCAATACTTTCTTGTGTTGTTTCTTGGTCTTTCACGTAGGCTATCAAATCTGCCTTTGTAACTTCATCCATTATATATATCGGCATATATAAAGAATATATGGATAATATCGACTCACTAAAACAACAATTACAAGCCGCCGATACAGACTGGAAAAAAACTATAATTTCCGTCGAAATAGTAAAAGTTATATCAGAAGCGCGCGATCCACATAGTGTGCCTATGGTATTATATAACATACCCAATTTTACATTACAAGACGCTGTTTTACATGGCGCGGATTTAGATGACGCGAAGTTAGAAGGCGTTAATTTACAAGGCGCGGATTTAACAAGTGCGAATTTATCATGGGCGGATTTATCGGGTGCGAATTTATCATGGGCGCATTTAGTCTACGTGAATTTAAACCACGCGTATATGGTAGGTGCGAATTTAAGCGACGCTATATTAACACACGCGCAGTTAAGACGCGCTGATTTATCAGGTGCGAATTTAAAAGAAGCGTATTTGGTCAATGCGATTATGGATGTAGCAAATTTACACGGCGCGGATTTATCGGGCGCGAATTTACATAGCGCGAATTTAGAATACGCGAATTTAGAATACGCGAATTTAACGGGTGCGAAATTAATAGGTGTGAATTTAGTAGAAGCTGACATGAAGAGCGCGATTTTACAAGGTGCGAATTTAGAATCATCAGAGTTAATGGGTTCGTTTTTAGAAGGTGCGGATTTAACGGACGCGAATTTACAAAATGTGGATTTAACAGGTGCGAATTTAACTGGCGCGAATTTAACGGGCGCGAATTTAACGGATGCTGATTTAACGGATGCTGATTTAACGGATGCTGATTTAACGGACGCCATTTTAGAAGGGGCCATTTTAGAAGGTGTGGTAGGCTTAGATGATGCCCAAGTCCAAATTAGACCGGGCTTGGCGTATGAAATTCATAACGCATTTTCGGTATTTCAACCCAAAGAAACCGAATACCTCGCTCTTATTAACCAACCCGATTTTGAGGGAGAAGATATTCTCGATAACATATACGACCAATTTTATGACAATATTTACCAATTGTTTCAAGGCGACGATCTAAACCTCAAAGCAGAACAATTTAATAAGGCATTTGAGAAAAGTAAAAACCTTCTAAAAATCGTAGGTCACCGGCAACTCATATATAAAAGCGTCCGTTTTGCCTTTTCGCAAGACGATGACTTTAAGCGGGAATATATAAAAAATTTTCTAGACGAAACGTGTAACGCGTATTCAGGATCAGGCGATAATACTAGTTGCGCAAAAGGAATAATAGAGCGATATGTTTTGTCCGTAGGTAATGCCGTTCAAAATATATGTAGCGATGGATGCTCTAATGAAACCTATAAAAAATTGGACAAGTTAATGAACCCCAAGTTTAATATAGCCGAAGCGGCGTCTACCTGGTGGGAAACAGAAGCCATCAAGGAAGACATAAAGGCAATGGATAAAGAAGGACGAAAAGCGAATTTTATAGAGTATTTGATGGCCGAGGCAAAACGGTTGAATAGTGAAACCGCGCAAACCGCGACCGAAATAGAAAATTATGCGAATGGCATAGATTATGCGTTTACTGAATTGGTTTTGGGAGGCAAGAAATCTAGGCGGTTTGCGTCAAAGACCCCTAAAAAACAGAGGGGTTCCAAGAAAAGGTCGAAGAAGACGACGACTAGGAAATCAGGAAAAAGGAGAAAAACGAAGAGGTCGTCGAAATCTCGTTAATAATCCAACAAAAAAACACTATTTACACTATAGACATTTGACTTTTTGTTTTTTTCTTTTTTTATTTTTACACGACGACATTGGCAAGCTGAGCCCTCAACTCGGCATTTTCCTTTTCGAGGTCGACCAACTTCTGTGCGTTATACATCATGGAGGTCACGAGGTCAGAGGGTTTGACTTTGGGCTCGGCGCAAGTAACCTCTTCTTGGTTAAGACCGCTCACTGACTCAGCACAAGCCTTCTTTACTACGACGGGTTCAATCGGCTTCTCGTTCTTCTTTACCACAATGTAACCATACTCATTGTTGTATTGGTCCACGTGCCCGCGAATCTGCCACTGCTTCGAGTTGGCCTCCACGCTGTTGCGAATGACCATGCTATTCACGGTATTCCACCACTCATGGAAGTGGACAAAGGCACGCACGCCGGTCACGCGAATCTCGCCTTCCTCCAGCACATCATGTTCGTCCTCCTTCTTATCAGTAGGAGACTTCGGAGACTCGATATCACTGTAGTCGATACGACTGACTGGACCAACACACTGGAAATTCTCAAACAGGGCGTAGAGAATATCGTCAAGGATGGTATTGCGCTTGTCAACATCGCCCTCCGACTCAATCGTCGCGAACTCAACCATATTCTTGGGAAGAATGGGAATGTAGAGACTGGACCAAGACGTATTCGCGAGGTCCAAGATGGACCCATCGCACGTAATACCGATCTTCATAGGGCGAAGAGTGAGGTGCGTCATGGGCTTGCCGTTCTTGAAACGGAAATCGAACTTGCCGGAGGGTTGGCCGAGGAACTCGAACCCCTTGGATGCGCCGGTAGACTCGTCAAACATTTCGTAGACGGTGGGCTCGGGAACGCCCGTGGCACCATTGTAAGCGAACGAATCGGAGATGGAGACTGTGCCGTTGTTACGCATGACGCCGACGAGCTGGGTCTGAACCGAGAGGGCGCTGTAACTATTGAACCAGTAGAGGATATCGACGTAGGCCGATTGGATTTGCGCACCGCGGTCGGAGACCTTGTTGGTGATTTTGATGCCGGAGACGGCGCCGAGAGCGAGGTCGGACTCGACGAGGCGCTTGACGTCGGCCTCGGTGTCGTAACCGAGGGGGAGGTAGGAGATGAAAATGCCGCCCTTGAAGATGCGGCGACCGGAGACGGCCTTGTCGGAGGAGAAGGTGATGCCGACCTTGGATGGGAAAGGCGAGGTCGAAGGCGCAGCCACTGACTCAGTAGCCACAGGAGCAGAAGACTCGGCAATAGACGAAGACGACATATTGACTGAAACTGAAACGAAGCAAATATTGACTTGTTTTGGGTT